GAACGTACTTGGGTCATTGACCGCTAATAACAAGTACTTGGCTTTGCCGGGTGACTTCTTGTCTGTGTTTTCGTTGGCGTGTAAGGCCAATAAGCAAAGTTATGCTGTACGGCTTGGTTTATCGGTGAATCGGTATTTTGTGTTGGATACGATGTTCGACTAAATGCAGTAACTTGCACCCCGTTTACATACAACTTTATTCTATTTGCCGCTGTTGCTTGCGTTGTATCAAAAGCTAAAACAAGATGATACCAAGCAGACGGGTCACGAAATACTTGTGTTGTAGTGATGTAATTACTATTTGAGTCAATGTACTCTAGCGTGTCATACCCCGGAGTAGCAGCAAAACGAAAAGCAAACGTACCGTAATTTGATACGGAAGAAAAAGCATTAAATATCGCCCTGTCTTCTACGCCAAGTATTCCACGCTTGACCCACCCGCTCCAAGTCCATGTCTTACGATTACCCGCACCAGCAGGAGTCCGATTCAAATACGCAGACGCACTTGCCCTAAACCGCAGCGAGCGTGTGAGGTTGTAGCCTGTGGATGCAGAGTTGCTTCCTATTACAAACATTATGCAACCCCTAAGCTGCGACCTACTTCAAGCATATTTGTGCCATCTGAGCGCCATGTGATTAAGTCCTTAGAACCCGCCGCTGTGGATAGGGTTGGTGCTGTGCCGCCTGCAAAGTCAAACACAGCGTTCCAGCTAATCGTGCGTGAGCCTGTACCGTCTTGGATAATTAACAACGAATAAAACCCACCGTTGACCAAGTTAGTAGGCGCAGCAAATGTCCTGTTCCCGCCGAGTGTGACTTGCGCTACCTGACCCAGAGATGTGTCCCAGTTAAGCGTTGCACCGTCTGTCAGAGTAATTGCTGGCGAGTACCCAGTACCGACTACGGCAAGTTTAGCGCCGGGGGATGATGTACCGATACCTACGTTAGAGCTAGAGTTAATGCGGATAACTTCCGTGCCACCCTCAACAAGCGCAATCGTGTCAGCCGCAGGGAAAAACATTCCTGTGTTCGTATCGCCAGAAGTCGTCAGGGCAGGAGCGCCTAGCGTTCCAGCAGAAAGAGTAGTAACTCCAGTTGCCGACAGGGTGGTAAATGCGCCTGAACCTGCTGTTGTTGAACCGATTGAACCGGGCGAGGCGAAGGTTGCACCACTTAAACTTGAAGCATTAAGGTTAGCTACGTTGGTGGTTGATGCCACTGTAAAAGGAGCTGTGCCTGTAGCAAGCGTAGATGTAATAACACCCGTAGCAGAGACGGTTGTAAACGCACCCGTACTAGCCGTTGTTGCCCCAACAGTGCCGTTTAAAGCACCTGCAAACCGAGTAGCCGAAAGAATTGTGCCATCAAACGTAAAAGAAGAATTGTCTTGCAGTAAACCGCCCGTACCGGCGTACGTCACACGCCCCGAAGTTAAACCAGAGTCCGTGATTGACGTTGCAACAATGGTTGCCATGTAGGTCGAACCGCTCACCACGTTTGTGCCATCACAATACAACAATGCCGTAGAACCGTTGGGAACCGAAATCCCCGTACCGGCAGAAGTCTTGAGCGTGACTGCGTAGCCGCCCGTCACCGAGTTCTTTAGGATATAGACTTTAGAGTACGCAGGGCAAATAACTGTGGCTGCGCCGCCGGGTGCGCCTGAACACTCAAGAACCGCGCAACGGGCTTCATCTGTGGTTCCGTTAGCTGTTGTTAACGTATGGCTCTGTGTTGTCCAAGTGTTAATTGTGGCTAGACCGGCAATGGCTTGCTCAACCATTGACGTAATGTTGTTGTTGACCGTATCTCCCCACGTCCCATTTAATTCCCCTGTAACGGGGAGGGCTAGTTGAAGAATCGGGGTATAAGCGGTTGTCATGGTAATCCTTACGTTACAACGTCTGTCCAGCTTGTGGACTGTGTGTTATTGATATTTTGCCAGTTTGCGTTCTGTGAGTCATCTATTAAATTCCACAAAAACAAAGAGGTAACTTGGTCTAGCGCCGCAACACTTTCATTCACGCTTGCTGCAAAGCTCATTACGTTTGATACGGCATCTGCTGCGGCTAACGATTCTGCTACCGAGACTACAAAATTTACATTGGCTACAAACGCATCACTTGCCGAGGCAGTCTCAGAAACAACACCACCAATCGCCGCCAAAATACTATCAGCAGAATCTGTTGCCGTTGCCGTTTCCGTCAAACTTGGGTTAAACGTGTTGTCGCCGGAAGTATCTGTATCTGTGCCTGTTACTGATTCACTAATTAAACCCGCAAATTCCTGCTGTGCTGCGTCTGAATCTGTTGCCGTTGCAGTTTCACTAGCCGAGCGATCATATACTGACATGCCCCAACCAGCTTGACCCCAAGTGCCAGAACTCCAGCCGCCCTCAGCCATATTAGCCTGCCAAAGACAACGTGTAAGTTACATTTAAAACATCGCCGTTAGCTACCGAACGGTCGCCGGGTGCGCCAAAGTCTGCTGCCGAAAACAGCGTACCTGTTGTGCCGCTCTTTGTGTTGTTGCTTGTCAGGAACGCGCCGCCCACCGTTGCTGTCGCATTGATGTTAAACGAGGCAGGAGAGGCTGAATTGGTAGCCACTGAGGGGTTAGCCGTAGTAGGTGTGCCAAACGTGCATACGGGGCGTGTAGCGTTGCTGTAAGGTACAACCTCTGTCCACCCTGCGTGAGAAGACATTGTGTCACTTGCGGCAGGAGTGTTTGATGCACCAGCACCGTAAAGTCCAATGTACCAAGCGGCTGTATAAGCACTGCCTGTAAAGTACTTGGCGTTCATGTCTTGCAGACCAACGTTGACTACTAAGTTCTTTGACTTGGCTTCCCATTTGAGAGCGCCCTGTGCGTCAAAACATTGAATCGTGTAGACGCCCGTGGCTGCGGCTTTCTCACCAGAGTGTGTACCCATGACTAAACCTGCTGTCATTTGGTCTGTAGAAGTTGTTTTATCGTTAAACATTTTTGATCCTTACGCAAGCCTAATAATGGCGGTTGTACTGCTGGCAGCGGGAAATTCAACAGTGAATGTTGACGTAGAAGTCTTGTTAGAGCCAAAGTCTAATACGCAGATACTTGACCCGCCAACCTTATAAATCAATGCACCACGGGCAGTTAAAGAAGCTGTCCATGTCACATTAGCAAACGACAGGAAAGACGTTGTACCGTCATAGCTAACTGTCGGGGTTAACACTAAACCACCAGCGGTATACCCAGAGGCAACCACTTCATTATCTGTTGTGTATGCCGTTGTTGATGCGTCAAAAGCTGCTGCGTTGTCATACAGAGCAATCTTATACACATCTGTTGTTGGCGTAGCAAAATCAAAACTTGCGCCAAGCAGCCCAACTTTAAAACTTGTACAAAGGTAGTTTCCAGTAAATGGCATTATTTCACCGGCAACCTTATTTGACCAGAACGATACGCATCACGGCGTAACTTGCCATCACCCAAGTTCTTCAACAAGGCTAATGATTCCATATACATTTTTTCGTAGTAAGCGACCATATCCTGCTCGCCTTTTTGAAAGATCACAGCTTCTCGCAGCGCACCATAAAGCAACGCTGACTCAAAGTTATCACCCACCCATGACGTACCAGCAGTGACAATTGACTCTGGGTAGTAGAAGTAGTGAAACTCAACGCTATACGAAGCATCTGGAGTCGGTCCGACAATAATGGTTAGCTCATTCACAGAGCTGCTGTTCGGTCCAAAAATAGCGTAGTACTGTGGCTTGCCTGTGTCTGTAGGCTGCGGATAAGCTTGGCGGATAAAGTTAACGTCTTTGTTTAACAGGTACTCGTACTCACCAGCAGCGTTGATAACCGCCAACGAAAACACAGACAAGAAGTCACCCGGCAAAGCCAAGTACTTGTTATTAGCGGTCAATGACCCAAGTACGTTCTTACGCAGAGACGGTAGGTCAACAGCATTATAAATACGCTCTTCAGCAAGCTGCACAAAATTGGGTATCTGCGAAACAAACACTGACTCAGTGGTTTCGGTATAGTCCTCAATCGCAGTGACAAGTTGAGCGTAATTCATAATTAGCACATAGGTCCACGAGCCATACGACCCTTGGTTGCTGCACCGTTGCCGCGAGTTTCAATGCCAGTGGTTTTAACATCATCACGGGCTGGATTACCTGCGCTAACACGCTTTGCACCTGAACGAGGACCGCTTTGTTCAGCGTTTAAACAGTTTGGGTCTTGCATGTTTTCTGAAAGCTTTAATGGCTTGCCATCCATTGTGTGCGGCTTGGCATAGATACCAGCGTTACCCACTTCTTTGCCCATCATTTTTGCGCTAAATTTAGCCATGATTACCCCTGATTGGCAACGCGAGCCAGATTGCGACCCATTGACTTCATTGATTCAGAAGACACACCAGCAGCTTTTTTGCCGCCTTTCATGCCTAAAACTTTAGCGCCTTCATTGCCAAGGTTTTTGCCTTCCGTTTTGCCTTTCTTTGCTACGCCATCTGCGCCACGTTTATAAGCCATTTTAAGCTCCTAAGTAACCGTTATTGTAACCGTACCAATCTGACAATCAACTACTAAATCGTTTGGTGTTAGACCATCATCCATTGCGCCACCAACAGGGTTCCAGCCCCACTGAAATATCCTGCTACCGCCTTCAGGAACACCATAATCAACAACGTTGGTGGAGCCTGTTAATCCAATCTGTAACCCGCTATTACCTGATACTTGATAGCTCACATCTGGTCTTGGTTCATACACAGCTTGCGGGTCATTAACTGGGTACATACCTAATTGCAACTGAGGCTGATCCGGGTCCCAGCAACTTGGGCAAACTTTAACGTTATACACATGCGTTTTTAAAATCTGCTTTCTTAACTCTTTTAACTTATACCGCTGACCGCAACGGTCACATTCTGCAATACTATGTTTACCACTAGCGTATTTAGAGGGCATGACTCACCTCAATAAAACGTATTGCGTGGGACAAATCGTATTGATGCTTTTTCTCTGTCTTCGTCTGCGGCTAACTGAAACTGTTGTTCATAGTCCATCTTTAAACCTGCTGCGCGGTTCATATCCATGTTTGGCAATTTAATGCTCAAATAATAAGCCAGTCCTGCTACAAGGCATGGAATAAAGCGGAATGGAATGTCTTGCGTGTTTACACCGCCACCGCCGTCTTGCACTCTGCGTAAGCGCCAGTAAACAAACGTATATTGATTGCCCGGAGCGTTTGCAGTGGGCCAAATGTTCACGTTTGGTAGGAATATTTGATACGCAGAAACAGCAGTTGAATGAGCCGCAGCAGTGGTGTTGTTCTGCCCACGAAAGCAATTTAACAATTGATTGCCGCTAATGTTTTGATAAAGAATGACTTCGTTATCAATCTTTAAGTATCCCTGTGAGGGCAGGTTTGCAGCCGATAACACATTGATAGTTGTAGCGGTAGATGAAATTGCACCGTCTAAAACCGCTGAAGCAACAGAGTTTGTGTTGCCAGACTGTCGGTTAATCCAAACCTGAATAGGGCGACCCTGTGCGTTCTTTGTCGGAATTGTTGCGTATGTAGATTCAGAAATTCGGGTAATGTTAATGTCAACTTGCGTTGAGCCTGATCCCGTGCGGATAACTTGATCAAGCAAATCTATTGTGTCCGTTGGTATTGGGTACGCAATTTGTCCCTGAACAAGCGGAAATGAGCCTTGCTCAATTGTCCAAAGGTTAATGCCACGGTTTGCCCATTCAATTGTTAGGATGTTTAAACTGCGTCTAGCTGTGCGTAAATCATAGCCAGTACGAAGTTCAGACCCGCATCTCTCAAATGCCTCTTCAACAAGTTCTGAGAGATCAAGATTGAATGCGTTTAAACCACTAGTAGCCATTATCTAAACCCTGATGTTTTCTTAGCAATGCTTTTAGGTTGAGCTACAAACTGTTTGCCTGCTGCCTTACCTTTACGCTTTGCTTTAGTTGTGGCTGCGTACTCCGCAGGGCTAAGTGCCTCAATAGCTTTCTTAGGCAAATACCGCTCACCGGTCTCAGACGATTTTTTGCCTGACTTAGTTGTCCATTTCTGGTCACCCCAAGCTTTTAAAGACTGCTGCGGTTTTGCTAGACTACTCATTTATATCCACCACCTGCTGCTTTATATTTCTTCGCCATTAGCTGGGCTTTTCTCGCGCTCCATTTTCCAGCGCCTGTACCCTGAACCGCCGCAGCTTTTACGCTATTAAAAATGCGTTTACGCAAACTTGGCTTGGTGTAATTACCTGCTTCATTTACTTTAGACTTTACTTCGCCACCACGTTTAAACATCGTAACGTCATTGGGGTTGTCCTTGCGAACAATTGTTTTACCCTTTGGCATTTTGGAAGGGTTAATAGCGCCCATTCCGCGAGAAGCTCTCATACCATTCGACCTTTAGTTTTGCCTTTACTGGCACAGCCATCAGCTCGATTAGAAGCTGAAGATACACTTCCGCCCTTTGCCATTGCCTTAATTTTACCGCCCTTTTTCATTCCATTTCGTGCCATGCGGTCTCTTTCGTCTTGGCTTGGACCATATGTGCGACGTAAGCTTTCAACTTTTTCTTTGCCAGCAATTTGATCTTTGGTTAAAGGTTGTTTTGTAAAAGGCAAAGCTACCGGTGGCGCACGACCAACTGCTTCGTCTTCTGAATCTGCAATATCATCACGCAGTTGTTTTTGTTTATATGCATCGTAGCCTTTTTTGCCTTTTACAAATTCATCGGCAAAGCCAGCAATAGGAATTGCAGGAATCAAACCGGCTGTTAAGGCGGCTGTCTTAGGAACGTCAGCTAAATCTTTTAATGTCAGGTCTGGTATTCTTTTATTACGCAAAGCAGAAGAAGTATTATCAAGATAAAAATTTTGCAACTTATCGTAATAAGTGTCGTCTTTTCTTGACCTAGGCTTCAAAGGCGGCATACCGCCGGAAGTGCCACTTCCTGACGGGTCTATTAAAGGTTCATCATTTAACCCGCCATCAGCAAATCGTTTTGTGCGTTTTTTCATCACAATTCCTTAGCAGGCCTTGCCGCCACGACTCATGGCAATCATTTTCCCTTTTGTCTTGCCTTTTGTCGCACAACCATCGGCACGACTTGATGCCATTCCACCTGAAGCCATTTTGGTCACGCCACCTTTTTTCATCATAGGGGCAGGCATCTCATCGGCCATTGGGCGACGAGGCATAGGACGCTTCATCATGTCAGGCATAGGGCGACTAGCGTTGCCCATCATTCCAGCAGGCATGCCGCCTTTCTTTAACTTATCCATGTCGGTTTTTTTGCCGCCATGCATTTGTTTGTCGTGCATCCCTACGGCTTTTTTAACCATAGCTTTGTCTTGTTTCATGTCGCTTTTCATAGCACCACCTTCCTTAAAAAGATTCATTGAACCGTGATCGGTCTTTGGTTTATTGATACCCTGCAAATCAGGTCTAGAGTTGGAGGCTTTTACTTTATCCGCAGCCGCAAAGTCTTGTCCTACTGACTGCGGTACACCGGCTTTCTTTGCAAACTCTGGGTTATTTGCAACTGCTGCCATAAAATTGTGTTGTTTCTTTGATGTGCTTGGCATCAGCATTTCCACCGTTTAAGACTTGCCGCCTTGCGTGTTGGTCTGCCTTTCTCATCTTTCATCGGTCCGGGCATACCGCTCATCCTTGCACAAAACGACTTCTTGCGTGGACCACCTTCAGGCTGTGGAGCCTTTAGGTTTGACCCAGTTGCTGCGTTGTACTTGGCACGACCTTTGGCAGTCAACCCTGCTCCCTGTTTGACCGGTAGCTTTTCACCACGACCAATAGCAAGGGAGGGGGTTTTCTTAGCCATAATAAATGTTTGCAGAAGTAACGTTGGTCATAATCATGTAAATGCCGTTCTGCACAAGAATGCCTTCGCCCGGAATCAATGCAAAGTTACCGAACAAATCACCTGCGCCTACATCATACGAACACAACCAAAGCGTTGAGTACGACATAGCTGTACTTGCCGCAATTGTGCCGGAGTTAATGTCAGTCAAAGTAAAGGTGTTTGCGCCTGTTCTAGTAATTGTGTAATTACCGTTTGTTGCAGACGAACCAGAAGCAGTTGCAAAAGCAAAGCCACGCACATCACCAGTTGATAACCCGTGAGCAGTGCTAGTTACCGTAACGGTTGTACCAGAACGAGCGTAAGTTGCCGTTGTTACCGGCGCAGTCGTTGTATCAAAAACATCAAGCGTACCTGCAGTGGCAGATCCAACAATAGATAAAGCTTTAAGCCGTGTACGACCTAACAGCATAAAACCAGTGTTGTTTAAATGCCCTGCTTTTACGTCATATTGCATACCCATAATTAGCTCCTATAAACACAAAAGCCCACCGAAGTGGGCGGCTAATTAGGAGGGTGTAACAGCAGTAGTGCCGTCAGCGTTCACCCAAGTGCTAGTTGCAAGAGCGCCAGT